GGGAGGTTACAACAAGACGAAAGTCTCATTGGATCACGCGTTTGATGAACAAAAAAGTATATAAGGCTGGGTCAGAGCCGGGAGGACCACCGGGACGATTCTTTGTTTCGTCAGTGTCTAACCCATGCGACCGATTTCTTTGGCTTCAGTGGAATGGCTTTGTTGCGCGTGAAGAGGTTACTGCTGCCAAAGAGCGTATGTTCGGACATGGCAATGTAACTCAGATTAGATACAAAGATTATTTTAAAAAAATGGGCGTATACGTGGCCGATGAAATTCGGTGTACGGTAGACTACCCGCCTATATCCGGAAGAGCAGATTACGAAATAGTAGATTTAGAAGGTAAAAGATTCCTTATTGAGCTTAAGACAATAAATGTCAGAGGCTGGGATGAGGATATTAAAGAGCATGCAAAGCCTGAACATGATATGCAGCTTCAAATGTATTTAAATATGATGGATGTTGAAAATGGTGCAGTATTATATGAAAACAAGAACACCTTTGACATACGTCTTTATGATGTGAAGCGTGATCCTGCTATATACGAAGCTATGCTTGAACGTTTGCAAAATATTATAGAAATGCCGTCATTGCCAAAACTTAGTGACTGGGCAGATATTCATAATACAAGATATTGTCCTTGTCTTTTAGAAGCGGAAAGGTCGTAACTGATGTCTTGGAAAACACAAATTGAAGGAAACGTTGACCGATTTATGGACGAAATGAACGTGCCAATAATTGGTCTTGACGATGAATCAAAGTCACGCGAACCATTAGTTTTCCCAAAGCTTGACGCGTTGACTGATCAAGAATTATCTGAATACATTACTAAATTTGGTGGATACAAGGCATACTTGGAAGGTCAGCTTGCGTATATTGATTCACGCAGAAGCCTGACTGAAGAACTTTTTGATGAAGCTTTAGGTAAAGCTATGTTTAGAATTTCCGTAGGATACCCAAAAAAACCTACAAAAGAACTACTACGAGCCGAGGCCATTGAAGTAACATCCGGACTAGCCGAGTTACGTATAGACTTTTTAGAATTAGATACGCTTTATAAGCGCGTCATGGGAGTTAGAGATAGCTACAAGTCTGCATACGAAGCTGTGTCAAGACTTGTGTCTTTGAGAGCCGCTATGAATGGGAGGTTTTAGATGGTAGTTGAAAAAGAAAGCCAAGACGATGGCTTTGAAGTATTAGTAGGGCGCACGCGTTCTTATCCGTTAACTGAAAAAGTGCCAATGGATGCGCAGCAAGGGTTGTACGACATAATTGATGAGGCTATGACTGATAAGGGTATAAACCCTGGTCCCGATTGGTCTCAGGCGCAAGAAAAAATTATTGATTTAGGAAATGGATTAGAAGAAGTAGATCTTAGTACAGCACGTACTTCTGATCTTTTTGAGTTTGCGCACCAGGTTGAAATTATGATAGAGGCTACTGAAAAAAATCTTGATATAGATAAGCAAGTACTAAATAAACGTAGCGAAATGCTAGAAGAAATGTATCGTAGATCTATGGAAGCTAATGCAGAATATCAACGACGTGTTCCTTTTTTCAATAAAGAAATGCGTGAATATGTAGCTTCGCGTCAAGAAATATATGACGATGTTAATCGTATCAAACAAGAAATTAACGGTAAACGAACAGAGATTGATATGTCTGTTATAGATGGCCTGCGCACGCAGATGCGTGTTGTAAGTGATGAAGAAGTTGAAGAAAGAATTCAGACAGCTAAAGATATTTTAGAAACAAGTATAAGTGGCACTCTAAAAGAAAGAATTGTAGTAGCTAATGACTAAAGTGTTAGGCTTAGACTGTAGTTCAAAAGCAGTTCATGGTGTTTTATTAGACGAGCACGGCGAACTTTTGCGAATGACAAAATGGGCCAGCAAAAAAACAGATACTGATGAGAGACTAGAAGAAATTACTCAAAAAATGTCTGTAGAAATATTAGAGTTTCTTAGAAATGACGAAGTATTTGCTACAATTGAGAAACCAATCCTAATTCAAAATGGTCATGCGACTATTTCAATATCGCAAGTGGTGGGCGCCGCAAAAGCTGTGTTAGTTGAAAAAACTATAAAGTTTTTAGCGGTTGATAATAAAACCTGGAAGCGTGCAGTATTGGGCGATGGAAGTGCAAAAAAAGATAAAATCTTTAAATTTGCGCAAATGAAATGGGGTGAAAATTTTACGGAACAAGATTACGCAGATGCCGCTTGCATATCAATGTGGGGTGTTAAACGATTTGGAAAGGAACTATAATGTTAAGAGATGTAACGTCGGAAGAGTTGAAAGAAATTGTTGCAAAGTATGCACGGCCGGTATTTTGTAATGCCAGAAAATGCAAGAATTGGTTTCCGCTACCTGAAGGAACTGGACACCACGTGCCTAAGTTTAAGGGTCATGAATCTTTAGGAGAGTCAGATCTAATGACAGGTGTTTGCGGACGTCCAAATGAAATTGCAATTAGAGATATGGGTAAGGTTTTAATTAACGGAGTTAGACAAAAGCGTGCTGAGTGCCTAACGTATTCTCCGCGCATGGATCCGGCGGCTGTAAATTTTGGTGCGTTGTTGCAACAAGATGGTTCTCCATATGGTGGTTCTCTGGAATCGCAGAGCCATGAATACTATGGTGATAATAGTTCCTACGTGTAGGATATGCGGACGGTTATAAATTTAGCTAAAAAACACATAGACGTTAGACGTACATTTTCTAACGTACTAAGGCAGAAATAAGGAGAATAAAAATATGAGTAGAGCGGTAATAACACCTTTTGCAACAAAGTTGAGTGCGCAGGCTAGGCATGAAATGGACGAAGGAACTAATGGGGTCTTTAAGAGTTTTAGTGAGTTGTATCTTGCTGAAAAAGAAGGTGCTCAGCATGAGCACGCCAAGGAAGCTTCTAACGAACTATACGTAGAGGTTATTACGGTTGATGACAATCGAGCGGGTCTATACATGGGAATTACCGGTGACGGTAAAGATTCTATCCAAGAATGTGTTGATCAATTTGTAGTCGAGATTACCAAACTTTTTGATGGCATGTACATTGAACAAAGGCATGCAGAATTGCATGCTTCACAGCACAGGGCTTAGGCTCAGCATGGCTGACGAAACTAATCTCGAAGCCAAAAAATTGCGGGCGCTGGAACTTTACTTAGGTGGTCTCAGCGTCCGCCAGATTGCTCACCAAGTGTCTAGCGAATTTGATGATCCAGTTTCGGCTGCTTCAATACAGTATTGGTCTACCAGCGCTGATCCGCAATGGAGTGTTATTAAAATGAACACTAAAGCCAATGCAATAGAATTGTTGTCTACTAGAAAAAGTACTGAGATGGCTGTTCGTGATGCTGAGCATTTAACAATTTACGAAGAAATTCGTAAAAAAGCCCGCGAAGAGTTGGAGATGAATATCTTTGACAAAGCTGGTGATGCGGTCACTGCTATTGATAAAGCAATCAAGGGTGAAAGAACTATCCTTGCTGGCTTGATACAAAAAGAATTCTTGCAAGATGTTATTGAAATATTAAAACAAGAAATCCAAGACGATGAAGCGTTAACGAGAATTGCTATGCGCTTCAGGGAGCTAACTACAAAGACGTATGCCCAATAATGAACTTCTTTCTTGGGATGATGCCTTAGGACAATTAGCCGATGGTATGCTACATATTGGGAACAGTGTTCCTGATGTAGGTACCTTCGGCGAATTTGTAGCTAAGTATTGGTCCCAAAGTTATGAAAAACCTGAATGGTTTGATACTTGGCATGTGCAGTATCTATGTCACTCATTAGAACAAGCAATGAGCGACAATAAATTCTTTTGCGCGCTTGTTCCGCGATTTCATCTTAAGTCAACCGTCTTAGGATATGCTTTTAGTATTTGGTCTTTTTTAAAAAATGCTAACTCAAGATTTGACTCATCCGGTATGTACCTAAGTTATTCGCAGCCAATGAGTGGCTATCATGTTTCAGAAATACAAAAAGCTATTCGTAGAAATCCATCTATTTTAGAATTTATGCATGATTTAGCTCCAACTGCTACACAGGCTTTTCATTACCAGGTTGGTCGAAGCCGTGGAGATATTATTGGCGGTGGCGTATTCTCATTTAAACGTGGTACGCACGTAAATCGATTTTTGGTGGCTGATGACATCCTTAAAGATCCAGAAAATCCTTTGAATTTGGGGCAGATTCATAAAATTGAAGATCATTTTATGACTGAAACAATGCCAATTCCGGTTGGTGATGCCATGGTTGTAGTGCTAGGCACGCCTATGGCACCAGATGACTTGCTAATGAATCTTGAGCATGATGAAAGATTTGTATATGTAAAGCTACCAGCACTAGACGGTAATTTTTATGATTTTGATGACAAGCTTACAAAACCATATCGGATTCTATGCCCAGAAATTCGAAGTGAAACAGCCTTGCTTTACGAACAAAGCGTGAAGCCTCATTCTTTTGCATCAGAAATGCTTCTTCTTCCATACCTTTCTCAGAATGCGTATCTTGGCGAAGAACAGATTGAAAAGATTGAAGTTGAAGAATTGAATAATATTAATCCTTATACCGAACATAGGGAACTGGCCGATACTTATGAATACATCGTAGCGGCTGCAGATATTGGCAAGAAGAAGCATCCTTCCCACGTTGTGGCCTTTGGTGCTGTTGACGGTAAATTGATTCAGATTTACCAAGAGTTTCTAGATAACTGGGAATACACTGCTCAAGCAGAATTTCTAAATATGATTATGGATAATCTTCAGGTTGATATAGGCTACATAGACACAACCCGCGGTGACATGGATGAACGTGGTCTTGATTCAAAATGGATTCCAACAGTATTTACTTCAAAAAGACGTCGGCAAATGGCTGCCGCTTTTGAAAAATGGGTGAATACCGACGGACTTCGACTAATCAAGGATGCTAGGCAGCGTGAGCAAATAACCAGCGTTAACATTGATCTACAAGCGCCGGAAACGGCTAAGGGTCACGGGGATTCTTTTTGGTCTATTGCTATGGCTTGTCTTGCGTACACAGAAGAATATACCAATAGAACACAGGATCTTGGTAATATGCAGGATTTCGTTTTTGCGAATGTGGATAATAACGGTACCAAAAAGGTAGATATGAACTATAATAAATTACACGATAATTCTGTAGGAAAATGTCCTAAGTGCTCAGTCGCTGAACCGGCGTGGGTTCCAACGAATCAATTGTGTCTTATTTGTGGATATCGAGGTGAAGTAATTTGACGAGCGTATTAGAAAAAGTAGAAAGAATTGGAACGCATGTGCAGAAGAGGGACGGGCGACTAGAGCCAGCAGATCTAAATAAGATTGTAAGAGCAATTCAGAATCACGCACACGGTCTCCGTGCTGTAGACTCAATTAGGATTGCTACCAAGACGATTAGTGGTCTTTACGACGGAACAAAAACTGAGGAACTGGATCTTCTTTCTATTCAGACAGCTTCTGAATTAATTTCAGAAGAACCAGAGTACTCAAAACTAGCAGCTAGAATGTTGGCTTCTTTTATAAGTAAAGAAGTCTTGCTACAGGATATTGCTACTTTTTCACAATCTATAGCTGTGGGATTCAAACAGGGACTAATTAATCAAGCAACACTTGACTTAGTAACTGGAAATAAGCGTAAGCTAAATGAAGCTATAGAAAATCAAAACACAGACTTTTTTGAATATTTTGGTCTCAAAACAGTTTATGATCGTTATTTGCTTCGGCACCCAACAGATCGTTTTGTTCTGGAAACACCGCAATACTTTTTGATGCGGGTAGCCTGCGGTTTATCTAATACAGCAAACGAGGCAATAGAGCTTTATAACCTTTTGTCATCGCTTAAATATATGACCAGCACGCCAACCCTATTTAACTCTGGAACGTCTTTCCCGCAAATGTCTTCATGTTTTCTATTGGATTCTCCAGAAGATGATCTTCGTTCTATTTATCAAAAATATTCGGACATAGCAATGCTTTCAAAGTACTCAGGAGGAATTGGGGTATCCTTTTCTCGTATTCGATCCGATGGATCATTAATTAAAGGAACTAACGGCTATTCTAATGGAATTATTCCGTGGCTCAAAACACTTGATTCATCAGTTGCAGCAGTAAATCAAGGTGGCAAGCGCAAAGGTGCGGCCGCTGTATACCTAGAAACTTGGCATGCGGATATTGAAGCTTTCCTTGAACTTCGTGAAAACACAGGTGACCAAGCTAGGCGTACACATAATTTAATGTTAGCCAATTGGGTACCTGATCTATTTATGGAACGTGTCCGTGATGATGCCGTGTGGTCTCTATTTGACCCTAAAACTATGCCCGAGCTGGTAGATACCTTTGGAGACGCATTCAAGACTCTCTACGAGCAAGCCGAATTAGACGGTAAGTATACTAGTCAACTTAAAGCTCGTGATCTTTACACAAGCATGATTCGTTCACTTTCACAAACCGGCAATGGTTGGATGACTTTTAAAGATACGTCTAATCGTAAGTCTAATCAGACTGGGGTACCGGGAAATATTATTCACCTTTCAAACCTTTGTACTGAGATTCTTGAAGTTACTACTCCAGAAACCGGCGCAGTTTGTAACCTTGGTTCATTAAACCTTGGTGAATTTGTTATTAATGCTGATACAGGTTTAAATATTGCGGACCTTATGAAGTCTACAAAGGTAGCTGTGCGTTTCCTAGACCGTGTTATTGACAGAAATTACTACACCGTAGATTCTTCTGGTGTAGGAAACAAGAAATGGAGACCTATTGGTTTAGGTGTCATGGGTTTCCAAGACGTTCTTTTCAAAATGGAAATTCCGTTTGATTCAGAAGAGGCTGAACAAATTGCAAAACAGATTCAAGAAGCAATTTACTTTGCAGCGTTGGAAGCTTCTTGTGAGTTGGCTGAAGAATTTGGTTCGCATGATAATTTTGCTGAAACACGTGCGGCTAGTGGCGTACTGCAGTTTGATCTTTGGGATAATGTTCAATTAGAACAATTATTTGACTGGAAGAGCCTCAAGGCACGTATAATAAAGAGTGGGTTGCGCAACTCTCTGTTGCTAGCAATTGCTCCTACGGCAACTATTGCCTCAATTTGTGGTGCATATGAATGTATTGAACCGCAGTTATCTAATCTTTTTAAAAGAGAAACTTTATCAGGTGAATTTCTGCAAATTAATAGATATCTAGTAGCCGATCTTAAAAAATTAGATCTTTGGACTGAAGAAATTCGTAATGAGATTAAACTCAACGAAGGATCTATTCAGAGTATTGAAGCCATTCCGCAACGTTTACGTGATTTATACAAGACTGCGTGGGAAATTTCAAACAAAGCCGTAATCAATGTGGCTGCAGCACGCGGACCATTTCTTGATCAATCACAATCACTGAATCTTTTTGTTGAATCACCAACTATTGGCTCGGTATCTTCTATGTATATGTATGCATGGGAAAAAGGTTTAAAGACAACGTACTATCTGCGTAGCCGACCAGCTACAAAAATTAGAAAAGCCACTACTAGCACAACTAGTGTTACAATGCCAATAGTTTTGGATATCTATACAGATGCTGAAGCGCTTGCTTGTTCTCTAGAAAATCCGGAGGAATGTGAGGCATGTCAGTAGCCAGTCAACTTTGTTTGTGCGGTGGTAAAGATGGTAAACACAAGAGTGGGTGTCCGTTTCATATGTCCCAAAGTTTAAGGGCTGTAATTTTAAAACGTGATATCAAGAAGGATGCGTCTATTGTTACTAAGTAGTGGGTTTGATCTTTCGTTGCGGCCTATGCAATATCCGCAATTTTATGAAATGTACAAGAATTCTATTAAGAATACTTGGACAGTAGACGAGGTGGACTGGTCTGGGGATCTTGTAGATTTGAAAAAAAAGCTCAAGCCCGGAGAGCAGCACCTAATTAAACGATTGGTTGCTTTCTTTGCTACAGGAGATAATCTTGTAGCAGAGAATGTAGTTCTTAGCTTGTATCAAAATCTTAATTCACCTGAAGCTAGACTGTTTCTCAGTAGACAACTCTCTGAAGAAGCAACTCATATTGATTTCTATTTAACTTTGCTTGATACATATATTCCAGATCATGATGAACGACGTGAAATGTTTCGTGCATTAGAAACAATTCCTTCTATTAAAAAGAAGGGTGAGTATGCTCGAAAAGTAACTACATTAGGCTCTGGATCTAATACCAAAGAGCAGGTTTTATTGAATTTAATTCTTTATGCGTGCGCTATTGAAGGACTATTTTTTTATGCTGCATTTGCATATGTTTATTTTTTACGTTCAAAAGGACTCCTAAATGGCTTGGCAACAGGTACAAACTGGGTTTTTAGAGATGAAAGTGCACATATGAACTTTGCATTAGAAGCAATAGAAGTTATTAGAGACGAAAATCCAGAGCTTTTTACGGCAAATCTTGAAAAACAAGTACGCGAACTATTTCATGAAGCGTTAGAATGTGAGTATGAATTTGCTAAGGATGTACTTAGTGAAGGAGTCACTGGGCTATCAGTGGCTGACATAAAAACGTATTTGGAGTATGTAATAGACCAACGTCTTGTAATGCTTGGATATGGCATAGAATTTGGTTCAAAGAATCCATTTTCATTCCTAGAGTTGCAAGATGCGCAGGAACTTTCAAACTTCTTTGAGCGTAGAGTTTCGTCTTATCAAACGTCAGTAGAAGGCACAGTTAGCTTCACCGAAGATTTCTAAATCGGTGTATAATTTAAGGAGTTAGTATGACACAGTTCCATGGCGCAGATTTGCGTTACTCAGTAACAAGAGATTCAGAAACGTCTGCATGGCGTATTTTGGATACTAAGCATCCAGCACTATCGCAGCTGATGCCCTCTTCGGAGGTACCACCAGAATCATATAAAATCATCACAGAAGGTGAATTTATTGCGTTAGTACAGGAAGCCGCATCGTTAGAGTATGTTACACCGTTGCAGTTGAATCAGAATTTCCAGGTCGGTGGACCGGATAAAGATGATGTCAGTAATGTGAATATTTTAGGTGTAGTAGATGAAGATGTTCTAAAAGAGCTTCGTGCACAAAATGCGTTGTTGCAATTAGAAATATCTAAAGTAACAACTGAGCGTGATTTAGTTAGAGCTACGCTAGTGGCAGAACAAAATAAGCAACCAGAAAGCGAAAGTTTCAAACTTCGCAGGCATGCAATGGATCGCATAATTGGCATCACACAAATAGATGCAGTAGATAAGGACTAATGAGACTAGACGAACTACAACCTAATTTACCGTCAGTCATGCAAGATCGCGAGCATATGCATAATACGCTTGGGATGCTTGACATGATCACAAAAGCAAGTATGGAAAACCCAAATGGGCAGGGTGGCAGTAAGTACCGACCTCCGTCTATGGGTCTAGACCAAATAGTTAATACATGGGTTAGACAGCAGGTGCAGTTTAGGGCCCAACTAATGAGTGACTTGTTTACTATAGCAAACTCTGTTGGAGAAATTCGCGGACCAATTAACCATATTACCGGAGAAGTATTTCGACGTGGTTTGAACTGGTTGCCAAAGTTTACTGTAAAGTGTGAAACATGTGGTACCGAATATCAAGAACAAGTTGCCGCATGTAAAATTTGTGTTAAAAATGGAGATATTTTTGATCTTCGCGAGCCGGATGATTCTCAAAAGACATCCCTAGAAGGTTTCTTTGATGACGCTAACATCTGGGATCAGTCGCTTGAAGATATTCTCAAACAATTTCATTTTGATTTGAATGCGCTAGATGATGCATATCTTCTTCTTGAAAAAGAGTATTTTGCAACGGATGATGATCCCAATAACCCAGTATTATCCAAAGTTACTGGCATACGTCATTTGTTTCCTGGTCTTATTGAATTTGATCTGGACCAAGAAGGCTTACCAAAGAATTCGCATTTCTTTTGTTATATACATAGAGACACGGACTCCGTTAGTGAGCCAGGGAAATGTCCAACCTGCGGCCGTGATATGATGCCGGCCATGTATAGATATATGCATAGAGGTAAGTCTGTATACTTCTTTGACTCTGAAATTATTCATCAGTCAAAGTTTAATCCATCTGAGACATACGGTTGGTCTCCAATTCTAACTATTTTTGAAAAGACGCTAACAATTGTTGGTATGGACAAAAATGTTTATCGTTATTTCTACGAGCGAACAATGCCAGCCTCCATGATTATGGTCTTTACAGATGATCCAGAAAATCTACGTCGTGAGCGCGATGATATTGCCGCAAAGACAAGGGTAGATCCAAATTATGTTCCAATGGTTGCTGTGTCGTCTAGGACGAACCGTGGTCGTGTGGATATGGTTCGTATGTTTCATACTCTTCAAGAGATGGATTATCTGCCAGTTAGAGAAGAAATTCGTGAACGCATTAGCGCAATGTGGGGTGTCACACCAGCATGGCAGGGTGCCCCTGAAGCCTTTGGCGGTATGTCCACGCAGACGCAGCAACTTGTTGTTATGAGTCGTGTTGTTGAATCAGATCAGCGTATGTTTCATGAAAAGATTTTTCCGCAGATTTTGGATGCCTTTGGTATTACAGATTGGAAATTAGAACTACCTGTTCCTGAAGAAAAAGCTGAAGCTACGCGTATTCAGTTTGCACAACAACGTGTAGGAGTTGCACAACAACTTGTTAATATGGGTTTCAGCGTGGCAATTAAAGCGCAAGAATCAGGTGTTGATTCTATTGACTTTATTGTATCTGGTGAAGCTACAGATCCTAACGCATTTATGAATCCCAATATGTCAACGCCTGGTATGATGGAAAGCTATGCCCCATCTGATGGTACAGAGGCCGCTGAAGGGGATTCAACCGAGACTCCAACAATCGAAGGAGATATGGGAGAGGTACAACTAAGTATGCCTTCTTCTTCACCTTCATGGACTGTAGAATTGCAAAACCTAGGTTTCTCACAGCCTATTGTAAAGTCTCTTTCGGGTAACAAAATATGGTTTGAAGACATAAGTGGTAAAGAATACATTGGTTTTATGAATCTTTCAGGGCACATAGTTCGGTCAGAGCCTGCAACCTACAGAAAAATTCCACAAAAATCCATGGATTCAGCAGCGCAGACACGAACTAATAACAAAATTTTCGGGGCAGAGGCACCTGAAGGGCCAGATGATATTTAATGACAGATAACAACCAGCTAAAAAAATTCGTACTCCCAGCGCGCATGTATGGTCCAACAAAACCTCAACTTGCGCAAAGCAGAAAAGATAATGTCATTGATGAAAAAGACGGTGTCAATGATGATGGATTAACCGTTGAAAAAAGTAGTAAAGACTTTTTAACTATTCAGTGTTATCCACCTAAAAGCATTGCCAATCTGATATCGCTTAGCAACGGGTTGGCTCCAGATGAATTGCAGGTTACATTGTTTACACTTAGTACCAAGGAATTGTCCATTAATGATGTTAAAGTTATTGCTAGTATACTAGAAGGCTTTACAGAATCTACTAAGGTAAAATTTACTGGTAAGTTAGAAAAATTTGAGTCGAATCCAGGTTTTAAAGATAATCCGTATGTTCTTACTATAGAATCTACCGAGCTTGAAAATTTACGTAGTAATATGTGCGACTTGCTAGATAGGGCTGGAATTGCATACTCAAGAGAGTATGCTTTTTATCCACACATAACTTTAGGCTATTTTTTTGAAGAGCCAATAGTAATGGCGTTAGGAAGTTCGTCATTTTATTTGTCAGCACCTTCGTTAAAGATGGGACCAAATGATGGTCATGCTCTTATTATGAAAGAGGCACAAATACTAAAAAATGAATCAGAAACTAAGGCTGGTCAACATGAGCATCCAGGAATAATGGGTTCACATTCTATTTCTCAACATCACAATAATCCAGCCGTAGCTCATGATTATACAACTACAGATCCTACGGCTGAGTTTGATGATAAAGATTATTGGAATTCTCTTACAGATGATGAGCAAGATGATCATGGCACCGAAGAAACTAACATTACTATATCTCAAATTGCACGGGCACAGGGCGTAGACTATGGTAGTCTCCGAGAAAAAATGAATCAATATTTTCCGCAGCTAATCGATCAATATGACATTGGTACTTTTGGAAAAGGACATCCACTAACAAGAACTCAAGTTTGGGCCGCACATACGTTAGCTGAAATGCAGCAAGATACGGCTAAGCGAATGAATGTAAAACGACGTCCTTCACCAGTTAAAAGATACGCACCGGGTCAAGAAAATTACTTGGGCTTTATAGAGGGAAAATTAGCTAACAATACTATGGATCAAGAAGAGTTTGATAGACTTTTTGTACTTCATCAAAATAAGTTAAAACAGCCTTTCTTGGTTGAAAAAGAAGGAGATGGCGGCGGCGGTGACGGTGGTGGGGCAGGTGTTTTTACTTCTGGTGATGCCGGTGTTTTTACACCAACATTTGGTGGATCTTCAAAAAAGAAAAAAATAACAAGCTTACCTACAAAAACCAAAAACACAGCTACCCAAGCATTAAAATCCTGGGTATCTAAAATACCAACATTCCCTGGTGCAGTTACAGTAGATAATAATAAGATTACATTTGCAAGAAAATTTATTGCAAAAGATGAGGGTAGCCTTAAGTCAAACATTGAAGGTGTTGACCATATACGTCCAGAACATTTTAAAACATTAAATCCTAGTGAGGATCAAGAAAAACAGCCTCCAAAGAGTCCGGCATTGCAACTTCTATTTGATTGGATAGATAAGTCTATAAATTATTCGGCACCTATTAGACCAAAAAATGAAAAATCACCAACTGAAGATGATATTCCTGAAAGTTTAGACGAGCTTCTTCCAGAAGATGACGGTGATGAGTTAACTAAAATAATACCGGCAGCTATGGGTGCTGCAAGGTTGGCGGCGGGTGCTGTTCTTCAAAATGAAGAAAAATTGCCCGCATATCCTTCAAATAAAGGAATTGAAAATCCGCCAGAAACTGAAAATTTACCTGAATACGAAGAAGTAGAAGAACCTCCGAAAGAAGACGGTGTTTTTTACGAGCCTGAGGATTCTGAGGAACCGGAACAGTTTGTAGTTGAGCCAGAGCTAACGGCCGAACCAGAGCCGTCAGCTGAACCTGAGCTGGAAGAGTTGCCGCCTCCTCCGCCTCCACCTGTGTCTGGACCCCATGGCGATGATGCAGCTAATCTTCTTCAAGCATTAGCAAGTATGACACTTACAAATGAAGACGTCAAAACTTTTTTGAAGACGGTATCGTTACAATATAACGATCAAAAGTTCATTAGTGATAAACAATATGAAGCTTTAATGAACATTTACATACGTCAACAAAAAACTATTGCTGCTCAAGACCTTGCTGGAGCATAACTGCTATAACTAGGGGGCTAAAATGTCTGGTTTAAAAGAATTAAAAAAATGGATAGAAAATATTCAAAAAGCATCAGAGTACCAAGGAAAAAAAGTAAAACTAAATGATCCATTTAGACTTCCAGCTGGCAGTACGTCTAAATTTGCTGTTTATGTAAAAAATGATAAAGATAACGTTGTTAAAGTAACTTTTGGTGATCCAAACATGGAAATCAAACGAGATAATCCAGCAAGAAGAAAAAGTTTTAGAGCAAGACATGGCTGCGATGATCCAGGCCCCAAGTGGAAAGCTAAATATTGGTCTTGCTATCAATGGCGGGCCGGTAAAAAAGTAGATAATTAATACTTTTATTAAACACATTTAATAAAAGAATCACCTGTATATTCGTATAATAATATGATGCTTTTGACAAAAGTACAAGTATACTGACGCAGTAAAGAAAAATAGAAGGAGTTTGATATGCAAAGTATGAAGGATATGCCGCAAGAATTAGTTCGTGGTTTGATCGATAATTATCGTGGTGGCCGATCGGCTAGGGAGTGTTCTGATTGGCTTTTAGAGAGAGGTTTTGGCGGAGGCTCGCCAAAGGCTGTAGCGGACTGGTTCCGTCGGCACGAAATTTTTAAAACTTATCCAGATATTGATATGAAGATGCATTTTGCAGAAGATCCGCTGCAGAACACTACCGCAATTGAATATGTACGTAGTGATGCAAAAACTCTTTTGGTTTTCAATGATCATCAAGCTCGTTATGATGATCGCTGGACTGAGCAAGCCGTACTTAGGTTTATTGAAGATTTCAAACCAGAAGCCCTTATTGATAATGGTGATCTATTTGACTTTGAGGCCATTAGCAGGTTCCCTACTTCTCTTGTAAAGCGTACATCTCTTCAAGATGATGTAGACGCAGGCAGAGCCATTATCCGCCACCAGCGAGAAGCTGCTGGACCGGATTGTGAAATTTACGTTACAGAAGGTAATCATGAGGCTCGCCTATCCAAATTTATCACTGCAAATGCACCTGAACTATCCGAATCACCAGGACTTACTATGGAAGACTTTTGTGGTTTTGCAGACTTTGACGCTAAGTATGTTCACCCATACGGAAACGGCGTGGACTGGCATGGTATTTTAGTTGCACACGGCAACCGTGTTAATGCACACTCTGCTGGATCAGCCAAAGCAGAGTTTGGAGATTCAGGTACAAGCCTAATAATGGGCCATACGCAGCGTCTGGGAGCTTATTACGTAACAGATCGTACTGGAACTCATGCTGCGTTCGAAAATGGCTGTATGTGCCGTATTGATCCAGGTGGAGCGGCTCCAAGTATGCGCGGACCAAGAGTAAACAACTGGCAGCAAGGATTTGCTGTTGGCTTTGCTGATGACTATGGTTGGAATATTTATCAAGTTAGTATTACTAATCACGAGTTTATTTGGGGTGGTAAACGCTACACTCCGACAGGAAAGTAGGCTTAATGATTGTAGGTATTGATATAGATGGAATTTTAGCTAATTCTGTTGCGGCTACTTTAGCCAAAATAAATGAAGCAAAAAATACGCAGCTTACATACCAAGATTGGGATAGCTGGGGTCCGCATGATAATTTTGGAATGACGCAGTACGAATTAATGGCCTGGATGGATATAGCCTGGTCAGATTTCTATTTTATGGACTTTGAAGAACCAAAAACCACAATTTCAGATTTAACTGCTTTGCAAGAGGCTGGACATAAAATTCATATTGTTACTTATAGGTCATTCGGAAGTCACTCTGATGTTATGAGTTGGCTACACTCAAAAAATGTACCTTATGATGCTGTGTCTATGTGCACACGTGAATTTGCCTCTAAACTAGAGTTTCCAATTGACGTATTGATAGACGATCATCCGCGTATGCCAGAAGCAGCTATTATGTTTCCGGCTAAAAAAGTTTATTGGATTAGACGACCGTGGAATAGATATGTAAAAACTTCTACTATTATTCCTAATATGATTAGGCTTGATACATTGCATGACGCCATAAATCATATCTTAGAACGTCAAGAAGCAAAATAGATTATAATAAACAAGTGTTAATACGTAATGTCGCACAAGCTGTTATAGATGGTACACGCAAAAATGTAAAACGCATTTTTGATACTTCGCAGAGACTTGTGCCAGTACGTACGGGGCGTTTAAAAAATTCTGGAAGAATCAAACAAACTTCATCTGGAGCTGATATTTCGTATAACACACCTTATGCAGCAAAGATGGAATTTGGACAAGAAGCACAAGATTTCTCTAATGAAAGACATGTGATTAAAGTTAAAGCAACTACTAGAAAGTCTTACGTTACTAAAGAAGGAACAATGGTCAAAGCGGCGGTTGTCCCAGCGCATGAACGAATTGTATTTGGCAGGTATATATCATTAAATCCTTTTACGGGTAAACCTGATATTAGATTGATACAGAAAACAAAAGCCTTCGAAGGCCGACATTTTGTAGGTAACGCAGTAAAGCAAGAAATACAACATCTCTCAGAGGACATAGAGTTCTTTGTTAAAAAGATAGACGGAAGGTTATAATGACTGAATTAAACATTTCAGATGATCAAAGATATGTAATGGATCGAGCCAGAAGGCACGTAGGTCGCACGTTAACTCTTATTGAACAAGCAATTCCAGATGGTGATCTACAACGTGTAGTTAAAAAGCAACTTGAAAATATTTTGTATGATTTTAGAAATGATATTCTACAAATGCTATCCACACAACAGCAAGATACACATGTATAAAACATGTACTAATTGCGGCCATAAAGGACATATATCAACATTTACCAGAAATGGAAATTTTTTGATTTGTCCTAGCTGCGGGAGATACTAAGTGAATCAGTTCGAATTTATTCGTAATTATCGTAGTCTAGCAAATGAACGTCTAGACGATATAGAACTTCTTATGATGTATAAGGAACTTCAAACGCAGACTATAGGTACTCGATTAAGAGCTAGATTTGAAGCCAATAGACCAGATCGTTTAGATCAAGTCTTGGCTATTGATTCTGTTGCTCATGAGCTTCACAAAGAGTCTCGTAATGAAGTTGAGCCTGTTATGGCTGATATTTTTCCAGACGCTGATATTACATTTTTGAAAAAGGCACTTGACAAGCTAGCCGGTTTGGAGAGCGATGAAGCAAGCCCTTTAGCTGACGTCCGCAAGTTTACTCGCGGATATTTTACTAATCTTCTTAGTGAAGATGATTCAATAATGCTATTAGAAAAGCAAGTTGGCAAAACGTCTGGTGATGACATAGGCGATGTTTTGGCTGAGTACGAACGACATTATGTTGCTGGTATTGCTTCACCAGGAGAAATACTTACTCTTCACCGAGCAGACCCAGCTAATGAAATGTATCGCCAGGCAGTAAAAGATGGAAAATTTGACGAAGAAGAAAATGAGCCCGTAATTGTAGGTGGTCCAGCATCAGTAGAATTAATTGATCGCCAAGGACACCTTATTACTACAGCAGCACTTACTAAAGCTTTTGTAAACCACATGAAAAATGTGCGTACGCGTAATATTATGATTATGCATTCAGATGTGCAAGTTGGGTGGCCGTTGCCGGCTTACATCAATAAAGGTGGCGAAGTATTTAAATCTGGCGTAGACGAAAAAGGTTTATGGCTTATTTCTGAACTTCGTAATGATACTAAGATTGCAAAGAAAACGGCCGAAGAAGTTAAAAAAGGTGTTCTTAAGAGTTATTCTATAGCCGGTACAGCCGGTAATATTGAGTACGTTGAAAAAGGTGGCAAAAGTTTCATGCAGGTTAATGATTTGGAGCTAGCCGAGACTACAATTTGTGAAACCGGTGTTAATCAAGGAGCTTTTTTTAATATGCTTAAGAGTATAGATACAGCCCGCGCTGATCTAAGTCTTTTGTTAAACTCATTTGATGATTCGGTTCTTCTTACGGGATACGGCGTAGTAGTAGAAAAAGCAACAGGTACAGTAGTTATTGTGTCTGATACTAAGAGCATGATTACAGATCAATTGCAACTTCAACTTGAAGAAATGCTTCCGCTTGGCACCCTTATAGCGGTAAAGAGCGTTAGCAAACTTGAAGAATTCATTCCCATATATAAGACAAGTATTACTGGTCTTTGGAAAACTGAAGTAGAAACAGAAACTGAATTAAAATCAGAATCTAGTGGTTCTTTAAAACTTGAAAAAGATGAAGTAAATTATGTAGCAGTAGCTTTAACTGGAAACTCATGCGCATACTGCCATAATTTCAACAAAGATGGTACATGTGATAAAGTACAAGGCGCTATAAGCTCTGGTGGCTACTGTGAACAGTATGACGGCAAAGAAGATAGGGCCGTGGAAAATCCTTTTATAGAAACAGAAATTGGTACGGTTACACATAAGAAAAATGGAATACGTAAAACTAGCTCTGGACGTCCAAGACGACCTAATTTAGTTGCATCATCGCGTAATCCAAACTTTCCAAAACGATGGGTATTACCCGCGACGCGTAGTGCGCAGGAGGCTAAAATGTCTGGTCCGGAAGAATTAAAAAAGTGGGTAGAAAACATTCAAAAAGCATCAGCAATGCCGCAAGTTCCTCAGCCAGGTGGTCAAAATCAACGTTCGGCTATGCCTAAAATTCCAAAACCTGGAGGGGGCGGACCTGCAAATAAAGATTTAGTGCCACTATCTGGAGATCCCCAGCATCCAGTTCGCTGGGTTTTACCCAAAGACGCTCCTCAAAGTCCTAAACAGACTCCTATTAATCAAAATCCACCTGCCGGTAGGCAGGCTGCACAAGAAAAAGCTAATGTAGTTAGGCAACAGGGCCTAGCCGGCGGCGGTACTCAAGCACCAAGCCAACATGAGCGTTGGGCTAACGGCGGACAAGCCTACGATGACGGAAGAGAAACTGATTTTGCAGAACTTGGCGATCAGGGATCTACTGGCGACTTTGAAGGTCAAGGTTTCCGAAACCCTGACCCAGATTTACTTCAAGAGCGTAGAAACACAATTCGTGGTCAAGCGCAAACTAGTAGACTTGATTCAGATCAAAGCCTAGGTGGTGCCGGTAGCTTGAGTAGGGAGTTTAGGCCAGAGGCTGGCTCTATGCTTGCCGAATCATATGCTGAATCTGATCTTACGGCAGATAATTCAGATATAACTGAAGATGAATATAACCGTGCTCAGTCAGCAATATTTGCTCTTCTTCATGAAATAGAAAATGACGCAAATGATCCAGGTGATTATGATGCGCAGGCTAACTGGCTTGAGTCTGGGCAAGAGGAGCTCATGCGTCGTGCAAGCAGGTATATGGAAGCTCGCGGAATTCGGCCAGACAGCGAAGCATATTGGGTTGTAGATGCTTTTATGCCTGACGTTTCAGATATAATCTACAACAATCTTACAAGAATGTCTGATCAAGAAATGCGGGACGAGGGGAGCATACGCAGGGGCGAGTATGCTCGCGACGAAGATTGGGCGCGATCTGATGGAGGAACAATGTCACGTGTAGAAAACTTACGAGCATGGTTGGTTAAGAGTGAATCTAGCGACGCTGATTACGATTATGAACGTAATTCAGACTACGAAAACGATAAAGGCACCGCTGTGCAGAAACTAGAGCTTTGGAAATATGCTAATGAACCTGCTGTGGGCTCTTATGACAAGCGTGAAAAAGCAAAACGTGTATTTTTAGACGAAGAAGGTTTCCCAAAGGATGAAGAAACTAAGAGCGATAACGACTATGATAAGGTAGACAAAAAGCCTTGGAGTGTAAACCAAAGCGGAAACGAGGCCAATTAATGACGGAAACAAATACGGGAGTCGAATATGTACCCGCGGAAGTAGTTGACTACTTAATTATGGTTACTTTAGATGACGGCTGTGTATTTAAAATGGTAACGGAAGACAAAAAAGTTGATGGTTGGATGGTAGATTTTCCAAATGGTTTTAATGTAATGTGTCCGCACGGTTTTAGCGACGGGATTAGTCCAATTGAGGGAGGTACCGATTATGTTAGCCAAATTGTTGAATAAGAAAATTTTATTAATTTTGGCTGGATTACTTACGGCTCTTGCCGCAGTAGTTCAAAGCCTTCGCAAGCTAAGGAGAAAACATGCAGATGCAACCAGGACCGATTTTATTTAATGCCATTAGTGGCATGTTTATGCAAATCCGGGGGAAAATTCCGGATACAGGTCAGCTAGTATGCTCAGAAGAATCAGAATATTTTGAAGGTGCTTTAACTTCTGAAACAGCTGAAGAAGCACTTGAATCACAAGATCTCAGTAATTGGGTGCAAGTACAAGATCCACAACAAATCAAAGGCGTCTTTTATGACGGTAGAGGTTGGACAATGGGATTTTCAAGCGGCAAAGACAAAACTATAATATTAACTGAAGATGAGAAAGTTTATTACAATTTTTTAGCTTTTTTATTCGAAAAAGAACAAAAAGAAACACTACTTCTTAGTACAAAGTAATAAAATACGAAACATAGTTATATACGGTATAATACTATATAGACAAATGAATAGCAGAGTATGAAGCAGCTAGAAAATGCTAGCTGCTTTTTATTTGCAAAAGAAAAAATTGCCCTGAAGGGCGAGGAGGTATTGAGTATGACTGGTGAGAGCAACATGAACGAAGGTGTGTTCCTAGCATTGAGCGCGTTGTCTGAGACAATGGGTAAGTTGGAAGGATATTTTGCGAAAGCGGAAGAACTGGAAGTTCAAAAGTCTGAGGCTGAATTAAAGAAAGCCGAAGAGATCCTTAAGTCCGATGAGCAGGCTCTATTGATTAAGAGTGTCACTGACGCGGTTGTCGAAAGTTTGGGTCTAGCAAAGGCTGGTATGGTTGACGGCAAGACGGAGACCAGTGTAAGTGGTGGGGCGCAGTGGCCGATGGCTTCACGACCCGATGACGGCGATGGTGAAACTGGCGCGGGCGAAACTTTGTCAAACCCGACGTCTGATGCACAGCACCCGATTGTCGCAGCCCACGACGGTACCGAATACAAGAAAGAGTACCCAATGGAAGAAGAAGAAAAAGACAAGGACACTGAGATGTTCAAGTCTATGCAAGAAACCATTGCTGAGCTCAAAAAGCAACTTGATGGCATGTCTGATGGAAAAGAAGCTGAAATTAAGAAGTCTAACGACGACTTGGTGCGTAAGCTTGGTTTCCGTGAAGAGCGTTCAAGCGCACCTCGTTTGGCCGGTCGCGGAATCACCACAGGTGATGTACAAATTGCTAAATCCGCGGATGTTGAAGACGTTACTGCGGCTCTCTCAGAGATCCCTTACCGTCAACTACGTGAGTGGGAAGAGCAACTCAAGAAAGGCAACACGGAAGGAATTCCGACGGAACTACTTGCT